CAATTTTTAGGAATAGCAGATCATACTTTATATCTGTATGCTAAAGAATATGAAGTATCAGATTTATTTGTCAGACCGTTAACTAGTCAACTTGAAATTCAAATAACTGATTTTGTTAAGTCATTGGGAGTAACAGTTAGGACAAATGATCGTACTATAATTTCACCACTAGAATTAGATATTTTCATACCGGAATTATCAATTGCAATTGAATGTTGTGGACTTTATTGGCATAGTGAAAATTCAGCCAATAGAACTCGCAATTATCATTATACTAAATTTAAAAAGTGTCAAGAACAGAATATAAAACTCATTACTATATTTGATGACGAATGGATTAATGATCAAGACAAAGTTAAACAAAGATTAACTCATATTTTACAAACCCAAATTAACCGAATATATGCGAGACAATGTACTATGCATGAATGTAGTACAGTAGAGGCTGTTGAATTTGTAAATAAACATCATTTACAAAAATATGTACCATCTAAGATAAAGTATTCACTAAAATACAATGATGAAATAGTTGCAGTAATGACATTTGGTCTGGCAAGATATAATAGAAAATATCAATATGAAATATTAAGATTTTGTACCAGTAAGCATGTAGTAGGCGCCGCTAGTAAATTATTTAAACATTTTGTAAAGCAATTTAACCCGACTTCTGTTGTTAGTTATAGTGATAATAGATGGGGATCAGGATCAGTATATACTAAAATGGGATTCATGTATGATTCTTGTACTATTGGTTATTATTATACCGATTACAAACATAGATATGACAGATCACAATTTCAAAAACATAAATTGGTATTAGAAGGTGCGGATTCAACAATGAGTGAATGGCAAATAATGCAAAGTCGTGGGTATGATCGTGTTTGGGATTGCGGTCAAACTCTTTGGGTGTATCTACCAGATAACATATAAATATAGTTAATCAGAAAGATAAATTATGGCTAGTTGGAAAAAATATTTTAAAACCGCAAATGTAGCTGGACAGGCAAGTCCAATTGGTAGCGGAAATGCTAGTGCTTCTCCTGCATATAGAAATTATCAAAGTAATCTTCCTGAGGTGTATGTCGGTCACCCAAATAGAGTTGAACGATATAATCAATATGAGCAAATGGATATGGACAGTGAGATTAATGCTGCACTGGATATATTGGCAGAATTCAGCACCCAGCCTGATGAAACGACAGGGCTACCATTTAGAGCACATTTCAGAGATAAACCAACTGATAATGAAGTTGACATTATCAAAGAACAATTGCAACAATGGGTAACATTGAATGAGTTAAACAAAAGAGCATTCAAGATTATGCGGAATGCTATCAAGTATGGTGACCAAGTATTCATTCGTGACCCAGAAACATTCAAACTTATATGGGTTGAAATGAGTAAAGTTGTAAAAGTTATTGTTAATGAAGCTGAAGGCAAAACACCTGAACAGTATATTGTAAAAGATTTACAGCCTAATTTGCAAAATCTAACAATGACAGCAGTAACAACAAGTGATACATATGCCAATAATCCACAAGTTGGAGGTCCTTCAGGATCGTATGTACAATCAAATTCGCCATATACGGGTGGATCAAGATTTAGTCATGCTCAAAATGAAGCTGCAATTGGAGCAGAACATGTAGTGCATCTTAGTTTAACTGAGGGGCTAGATGTAATGTGGCCGTTTGGTAACTCAGTACTTGAAAACATATTCAAAGTATTCAAGCAAAAAGAATTAATTGAAGATGCAATCATTATCTATCGTGTACAGAGAGCGCCTGAACGCAGAGTATTTTATATTGATGTGGGCAATATGCCAAGTCATATGGCAATGGCATTTGTTGAACGAGTAAAGAATGAAATAAGTCAGCGCAGAATACCAACTCAATCGGGTGGTGGGTCAAATATGATGGATGCTACTTACAATCCACTTTCTACTAATGAAGATTTCTTCTTCCCACAGACAGCAGAAGGACGTGGCAGCAAAGTTGAATCACTTCCTGGTGCAAGTAATCTTGGTGAAATAACCGATTTGAGATTTTTCACCAATAAATTGTTTAGAGGTCTTCGTATTCCAAGTAGTTATTTACCTACTGGTGCAGATGATGGCACACAGTCCGTTAGTGATGGCCGAGTTGGAACAGCATTGATTCAAGAGTGGAGATTCAACAAGTATTGTATTCGTTTACAAAATATGATTTGTGATGCATTAGATAGTGAATTCAAACTATTCATGCGTTGGAGAGGCATTAACATTGATAGTCAACTGTTCAGATTGCAGTTCAATGAGCCACAGAATTTTGCTGCATATCGCCAAGTTGAACTTGATACTGCCAGAATTGGTGCATTCACCCAGCTTGAAGGCTTTGCATATTTCTCCAAGAGATATTTAATGAAACGGTATCTTGGTATGGAAGAACAAGATATGGTTGAAAATGAACAAATGTGGACTGAAGAGCAGGGTGAAACAAAGGGTGAAGCAGGGGCAGAGACTGATGTTGGATTACGCAGTGTTGGTATAACTCCTGGTGGTATTGGTGGAGACCTAGATGCTGCTGCTGCGATGGAAACACCACCAGAAGAGGGTGGTGTTCCTGGAGGGGAGCCTGGTGGAGTAGGCGCAACTGGCGGTGGAATCGTACCAGCGGGTGGTGCCCCAGGTGGAGTTCCAGCCGGTCCATCTGGAATTTAATATCATTAGATAAATAACTATATGTTTATTACTGAACTTTTTAGTCCTACGCCAGATGGTTATCGTTCCGAAGAGGATGATAACTCTGTTATAAAAATGACAGATCAGCGCAAAAGTAGGTTAACTCTATCTCAAATTGGAAGATTAAGACAGATGAATGATCTTAGGAAATTTGAGCATCAAAAGAAGATTGGTACATTATCCACCCAATACAAGCCGGCAGCAGCAGCAGAACCGGGTATGTAGGCTAAAATAGCCTCAAAATCGCCTGTATGAGGCGATATATTCACATATAATGTAAATACTTTTAACTTACTACTTTAAGGAGCTACTATGAACAAATACGAACAGCTTATTGAGTTTATCATCAATGAGCAAGAAGACAAGGCACGTGAACTTTTCCATCAAATTGTTGTTGCCAAGAGCCGCGACATTTACGAAAACCTAATGGACGAGTCAGATTTTGACGAAGCTGTTCATGGTGAAGAAAATGAAGTTGATTCATTATCAGATGAAATTTCTGCTGATGAAAACGGTATGTCCGACGACGGCGAAGAAGTCGGCATGGATGACATGGACGGCGAAGAAGGCGAAATGGACGACATGGGTGACATGGACGGCGAAATGGGTGACATGGAAGGTGGAGAAGAAGAGGGTGGCATGGAAGAGCGTGTCATGGACCTAGAAACCGCATTAGATGACCTAAAGGCTGAATTTGAAAAGCTTATGTCAGGTGAAGAAGAAGAAGCAGAACATGACGACATGTTTGCTGCTGACGAAGAAGGTGAAGCAAGCGAATTTGGTTCTGAAGAGCCAGAGACAGAATCATTCATGCGTGAGTATGTTGAAAAAGTTGCTAAGCCATCAAACACTGAAGGTGCTGACAATAAGCAAAGCATTGTAGCTAAGCCAAATAGAATGGGTGGAACTTCTGCTAACATCGCTAAGGGTGGGGCTGAAGCAAATCCAACAAGTGCAACACAGCCTACCAATGCATATGCTAAGGGCAAGACACAAGTACCAGGTGCTGGTTCTTTTGAGAATGTTCCTGGAGCAAAGACAAAAGGTTACACTACTAAAGCTGGAGCTAAAAAAGCTGAAGGTTCTACCACTGATGGTAGCGTCCCAGTTAGCAAACGCAGCATTGAAGGTAGCTAATCCTTAGGGACTAATATGGCTTTTTATCTTAAAGAAAATCTTACTTTTGACCATGCCAAGATGGAAGTTCTCTTAGAGGACAACCGTGAAGGCACGGGTAAGAATCTTTTCATGAAGGGTATATTCATTGAGGGTGGAGTAAAAAACCAGAATCAACGAGTTTACCCAGTCAACGAAATCTCTAAAGCTGTTACCACTATCAATGAACAAATCAAAGGTGGCTATAGTGTTCTTGGTGAAGTAGATCATCCAGATGATCTTAAAATTAATTTGGACAGAGTTAGCCACATGATAGAACAAATGTGGATGGACGGCCCAGCAGGACACGGAAAATTAAAAATTCTACCCACACCCATGGGACAACTTGTAAAAACAATGTTGGAAAGTGGTGTTAAATTGGGTGTTTCAAGTCGCGGTAGCGGCAATGTAAATGAATCCACTGGGCATGTCAGTGAATTTGAAATTGTCACAGTTGATATTGTAGCACAACCATCAGCCCCACATGCTTACCCTCATGCAATATATGAGGGATTGATAAACATGAAAAATGGGCATAAAGTGTTAGATATCGCCCGTGACGCAAAAGACGATAAAAAAGTGCAGAAGTATCTGAAAGAAGCTGTAACAAGCTTAATCAGAGACTTAAAATTATAGGAGAACATAGCTATGTTTGATAGTATCAAACCATTGATAGACAGTGGCATCATTAACGAGGAAACTCGTACTGCGATCAGCGAAGCTTGGGAAGCCAAGTTAGTTGAGGCACGTACCGAAATTAGGAGTCAGCTTCGTGAAGAGATGGCAAGTCGGTATGAACATGACAAAAAAGTAATGATAGAAGCATTAGACAAGATGGTAACTGAAAGTCTAGCTGCTGAAATCCAAGAATTTGCTGGCGAAAAGCAAGCCGTATATGAAGACCGCGTGAAATTTAAAAATCATATGGTTGAAAGTGCAGGAAAGTTTAATAATTTCATGGTAGGTAAACTAGCAGAAGAAATTCGTGAACTACGCAGCGACCGTAAAATTCAAAAAGAAAATTATCAGCGTCTTGAAACATTTATTGTTAGAGCATTAGCTGGTGAGATTAAAGAGTTTGCTCAAGATAAGCAAGCAGTTGTTGAGACTAAGGTTCGTTTAGTTGCTGAAGCTAAACAAAAGCTTGGTGATCTACAAAAGCAGTTTATTACAAATAGCGCAAAGTTAGTTAAAGAAGCCGTAACTACTAAGTTAGGAACTGAATTAACCCAACTAAAAGAAGACATTCAACTTGCTCGCGAGAACTTGTTTGGGCGTCGTATATTTGAAGCATTTGCTGGTGAATTTTCAGTGACTCATCTCAATGAAAATCGTGAGCTACAAGCACTCAAGAAAACAATTAATCAACAAACTAAGCAACTTGAAGAATCTGTAAAGATTAATAAACAAGCTCAGCGTATAGTTGAATCAAAGAATCGCGAAATTCGCGTGATCAAAGAGAGCGTTGGCCGTAATGAAAAACTTACTGGTCTATTAGGCACTCTAAATCGGGAAAAGCAAGCTGTAATGAGCGAGCTACTTGAAAATGTGCAGACTGATAAATTAAAGTCTGCTTTTGACAAGTATCTACCAGCAGTTCTTACAAGTGGTGCTGTTAAATCAAAAGCAACAACCTTAACAGAATCACATGTAGCAATGACTGGTGACAAAACTGCTAATGCTGCGCAACAGAAAGATACTAATGTTATCGACCTGAAGCGTTTGGCAGGGTTAAAATAAAATAGTTAAACCTTAAAGGAATAAAAATGACTAATGTATTACTAGAAAGCCGTTGGGGCGAAACTAAAGAAGCCCTGTTAGAAGGACTACAAGGTTCACGCCGCACATCAATGTCCGTTATCTTAGAAAACACTCGTAAGCATCTAGCTGAAACTACCCTTGGCGCAACCCAAGCTAGCAACATCGCTACGCTAAATCGTGTTATTCTTCCAGTTATCCGTCGTGTTATGCCTACTGTTATCGCCAATGAAATCGTCGGCGTTCAGCCAATGACTGGCCCAGTAGCTCAAATTCACACATTGCGTGTCCGTTATGCAGATACAACAACTGACGGAACATGGAGCAGCCCAACTACTGCTGGTGACGAAGCACTAAGCCCATTCAAGATTGCTGTTGCTTATTCAGGTGACACCACAACTGGTCGTGCTTCAAGCACTGCTGGACTTGAAGGTCGTCCTGGTAACAAGATCAATGTTCAGATTCTAAAGCAAGTTGTTGAAGCCAAAACCCGCAAGCTATCAGCTCGTTGGACTTTTGAAGCTGCTCAAGACGCTCAAGCCATGCACGGCCTTGATGTTGAAGCAGAAATCATGGCTGCTCTAGCTCAAGAAATCACTGTTGAAATTGACCAAGAAGTTCTAGGTTCATTACGCGGTCTTGCTGCTCAAGAGTTCATCTATAACCAAGCTGCTGTTA